CCCACCAGATACGTCGTTGGTCTCGCAATCGCCCAAGCTGCGTAACGGCAGCGGCGCTCTGCGCAGGCGATTTGCACGCCAAGGCAGCCGGTTGAACAGGTAACGAACATGACCGTGATCTCAAAACTCAAAGTTCTGCTGGCCGAGGTGCTGCCTCCGACAGTGGGGTCTGAGGGGATGACCCTCCCCAAGCCCTCGGGCAAATATATGCGCGGCGGGCGCGGTGTCACCTTTGCTGGCTGGAAGCCTGCGCTGCGGGAAAGTCAGGATGATATTGGCGAGGCCTGGGACGATGCTGCCGCGCGGGTGGGGGACCTCCTGCACAACAGCGGCTGGTTGGCCGGGGCCATGGAGCAATGCGTCGCCAATACGGTGGGCACCGGACTGCAGTTGAAGGCACTGCCGGAAAATGAAACCTTCGGTATGACGCCAGCCCAAGCATCTGACTGGGCGAAAACGGTGGAGCGCCGGTTTGAGCTTTGGTCCCGCAACGCGCAGGAATGTGACATTCAGGGCCTGCGGACCTTCGGGCAGATGCAGGCGGCGGCGTTTCGATCCTGGCTTGTGACGGGCGAAATCCTCGCGGAGCTCCCGTGGCGCAAGCGGCCGTGGAACCGCTACGGCACCAAGGTGCGACTGCTGCCGCCGCAGCGTCTGTCGCGCAAGACGGAAAGCATGAAGCGGCTGATCAACGGGGTCTATACGGATGCCGACGGCATGCCCGTGGGCTACCGCGCCATCCGCAAGGACCTGTTCCGGCATGATGTAGAATACGATGTGCGCGCCCGCGACCGGGCGGGTCGACCACGGGTGATCCACATCTTCGAGGGCGCGCCTGGCACACATCGAGGCATCTCGCCTCTGGTTCCGGCGCTGCAGGTGGCGCGCCAGTTCGACCAGCTGGCGGACGCCACGCTGATGGCGGCGATCGTGCAGACGCTGTTTGCGGTGACGATCACGTCCGATGAGCCGACGGAACAGGTGCTGCAGGGGCTGCTGACGCCACAAGAACAGGCCCAGATGCTGGCGCAAGGCATCTCGCCGATGGAGGCCTATATCGAGATGGTCGCAGGATATTACGACGGCAGCACGCTGGATGTGGGGATCAACGGGCGGCTGGCGCATCTGTTTCCGGGGCAAGAGCTGAAGTTCCACACCAGCAACCACCCGTCTTCAGATTACGCGGCCTTCGCCATGCATCTGCTTCGGGAACTCGCGCGCTGTCTCGGGCTTACCTATGAAAGTGCGACCGGCGACAATGTTGGGGCCACCTATTCCTCGCTGCAGGCGGCGACCACGGAGATCTTTGCCATCACGAAAGCCCGGCGGCGCAACATCATGGCGCCGTTCTGCCAGCCGATCTTTGAGGCCTGGCTCGAGGAAGAGATCGAGGCGGGAGCCCTGCCGTTTCCGGGCGGGATTGCTGGGTTCATGGCCAATCGCACCGCTGCGTGCCGCGCGGAATGGCGCGGCGACCCGCGCCCGCAAGCTGATGATCTGAAAAAAGCCAAGGCGCATGAGGTTTGGAAGCGCCTTGGTGTCATGTCGGATGCGATGATCTGCACTGATCTCGGGGCCGATGTGGACGACGTTTACCAGCAACTGGCGCAGGAACAGGCGCTGCGGGCCGAATATGGGCTGCCCGAGCCGCAGATGATGGGCGCTCAGGGCGGTGGGCTGAGTGCGGCTGACGCAGATGAAAATGACAGTACAGGCGACGAGGCGGAGACATGACCATCAGCATTGATGAGGCCGATCCCTGCGCGGCGGCCGCCAGCCTGCGGCAGGTCTATGTCCGGCTCATCGCGGGAGAAGGTGCCATGGAGCTGCGGTTCCGGGCAGGGTCGAACGGTGTGGAACGCTCGGTGACCTATCATCGGGCCTATCCCGACAGATTGCTGACCGTCATTCGTGGCTTTGAAGAGCAATGTGCCCAGCAACAGGGCCGTGGCCCGCGGCGGTTTGCACTTGGAACAGGAGGGGTGAGATGACGGAACCGCCCGATGTTGAACGCTCTGCGTTGGCGCAGGCGGGGCCGTCCCTCGCACAGATCGCGGGCCGCGTGCTGAACCGCCCACTGCTGCTGCACCCGGACAAGGCTGATCTGATCTTGCATGTGCTGCAGGGCCGGATCGGGATTGAGCCATTGGCGGTCCCGGACCCGCAATCGAACCGCTTTGTCGGCAGTCACCGCCGCGATAATGGCAGCGTCAGTTCAATGCGCATTACAAACGGTGTTGCCATCCTGCCCATCGTCGGCAGCCTTGTGAACCGGGGTGCCTGGATCGGGGCCAATTCGGGGCTGGTCTCCTATGAGGGCATTGCCGCGCAGCTGCGCGAGGCGCAAGCAGATCCGGATGTGCAGGCGATCCTTTTGGATATCGACAGTCCCGGCGGCGAGGCCACGGGCATGTTCGCCACGGCCAACCTCGTTCGCGCTGTGAACGAGGTGAAGCCGGTTGTGGCCTTCGTCAATGATGTGGCCGCCTCCGCCGCCTATGGCATTGCCAGTGCTGCGCGCGAAATTGTCGTGTCGCCCACCTCGATGGTCGGCTCAATCGGCGTGGTGCTGACGCATCTCGATCGTTCGGGCGAACTCGAGGACCGCGGCGTGAAGCCCACGCTCATTCATGCCGGGGCGCACAAGATCGACGGCAACCCGTTCGGGCCATTGTCAGATGCGGTGCGCGCCGATCTGCAGGCCGAAGTTCTGAAAATCTACGACCAGTTTGTCGGCCTCGTGGCGGAGGGGCGTGTTGGCCGGATCAGCGCCGCTGCGATCCGCGCCACAGAAGCCCGCACCTATCTTGGCGCGGATGCCATTGCCCAAGGCCTCGCCGATCGCATGGCGAGCCTGGACGAGGTTATCGCCGCGCTTTCGCAACCGCCCTCCGGGGCAATTCCCCAGAGAAAGGGAGGACCCATGACCAATTCGACAAAATCCCAGACACCTATGGAGGCCGATACTGCGGTGGCTTCAGCCGCATCGGTGCCCGGTATCAGCCACGCTGATCTGCAAGCAGCAGTCGATACCGCCCGCACCGAGGCGCATATCGCCGGTGTCACCGCTGGCAAAGCTGAGGCGACGGCCCGCATCAAGTCCATCCTGACAGCGGCCGAGGCCGAAGGCCGGGAAGCGCAGGCGCTGGTTCTGGCCCTCGAAACCGAGATGACGGCTGTGGATGCCGCGAAAGTTATGACGGCGTCCCCCAAGGCATCGGTCCCCACGACGATTGCCGACCGGGCTGCACACGAGACTGAGCTCGGGGCTGAAACCCCGGCCGATCAACGCAACCGCGCCGAGCGCAGCGTGGCCGGGTGGTCCAAAGCCATCACCCACGCCAATGCGCGCTTCGGCTGAAGAGGAGACCGAGACCATGACTGTTCTCACAGAAGGCCGGCATCCCGGCGAATTCCTGATGACCGAGGCCAATGGCCAGCGCTCGCGGGAGAACATCACCATCGCCAGCGGTGCGGGCATAATTGCGCCGGGCACCGTGCTGGGCAAAATCACCGCCAGCGGCAAATATCTGGCCAGTGCCGTGGGGGCTGCGGATGGCAGCCAGACCGCCGTGGCCATTGCGCTCTACGGCTGTGATGCCACCACAAGTGATGTTGCGGTTGCCGGCATCACTCGGGAAGCCGAGGTCAACGGCAATATCTTGACCTACCATCCTGACCGGGATCAGCCTGCCGAGAAGGCTGCGGCTCAAGCTGATCTCGCGGGCGTCGGCATCATCGTGCGCTGAGTGCGCACGACTTTCGCGGTGCGGTAACGCCACGCTTGACCTTCACACATTCCAAATCCGATCTCCTGCGCCTTTAGGCAGCAGGCTGATCCCGCGCGGCCAGTCACTGGCGCACCGACGCAATAAAGGACCCCCCATGTCGATCCTCAACATCTTCAGTCAGGACGCGTTCAGCGTCATGCGCCTCACGGATGCGCTTCGTGAGATCAAATACACCCCGTCCCGCATCGGGCAGATGGGGCTGTTCCAGACCACCAGTATCGACACGCTGGATATAGCCATAGAGAAGGACAAGGAACAAAACCGCATGCTGGTCTCGGCCAGCCCCCGCGGTGGCCCGGGCCAGACCTTTGGCAAATCAAAACGCGCCATGAGGATGCTTAAGGTGCCGCATTTCCAGGTCGACGATGCGATCTATGCCGACGAGGTCCAGCAGGTGCGCGCCTTCGGCCAGGAAGTGGCCGTCGAGCGGCTGCAGCAGAAGATCGCGGATCGCGCAGCCGAGGCCAGCCAGTTCTTCGCGCTGACCGAGGAGTACCACCGGCTCAACATCCTGAAGACCGGCCAGCTTCTGGACGCCGACGGCTCGGTGCTCTTTGACTATTTCACTGAGTTTGGCGAAAACCAGCAGGCCGTGGTCGACTTTGATCTCGACAACGCGAGTGCCACCGACGGGGCTCTGCGCAAGAAATGTGCTGGTGTCATCCGCCTGATGGCGGGCATTCTCGACGGTCTGCCGTACACGAGCGTCATCGCGCTGTGTGGCGACGCGTTCTTCGACGACCTGATCGGCCACAAGGAAGTGCGCGAGACCTATAAGGGCTATGCCGATGCCGCCTCACTGCGCAACGCCTACATCAATTCCGGCAACTCCGGCATCTACGGCGCGTTCGAGTTCGGCGGTATCACCTGGATGAACTACCGCGGTGGTCAGAACGTCGGCATCGAGACCGACAAGTGCCATCTGGTGCCCATGGGCGTGCCCGGCCTCTTCCGCACGGTCTATGCCCCGGCTGATTACATCGAGACGGTGAACACGCCGGGCCAGCGGCTCTATGGCAAGCAGTGGGAAATGCAGAACGGCAAGGGCGTGAACCTCGAGTTCCAGATGAACGCCCTGCAATACTGCACCCGCCCGCGCGTGCTGATCCCGGGCAAGCGGACGTGAGCCGAAAGGACCGGGCCCGTGGCTTCCATGTTTGACGATCTAGACGCCGCCCTCTCGGGCGCGATCAAGGGCACCTTCGCGGAGGTCGCGGTCCACCGGCCGCGCGTTTCGGCCCAATACGCTGAGCGCGCGGCCGATCCTGACCGGCCGCAACACCTCATCTACGGGGTGTTTTCCGCTGGCCCTGCAG